AGTTAAACTCCTTGATGTAATGGTGGCCGTCAGCCCAGCCGTTAACCGCGGTAATCTCCGCCAACTCCACTCTGCCGGTGTCGCTGGCATGAGTGACCCGCTTGTCCAGAGACATCTTTTGGGCCGTGCTCATGGCCGCATAGGCCGTGGTCACTTCCAGGCCGAAGCCCACCACCGTCATGGGGCGGCGGGCCGTGAACACGAACTTGTCCGCCGCCGCGGCGTCATAAGCCACCGGGGTATGTTTGGCGTCAGCGTGAATTTCGGACATCACGCCGACTTCATAAGACCCGTAAATGCTCCAAGCCATGATATTTGTCCTCCTATCGGTGTCCCGGCTTATAGGCTGGTGACCCGAATGATCTTGGCCTTACCATCCGTGGCCACATCCCAGATGCTCCCCAGAGCCACCAGGCCGTACCAGGCCGCCGCATGGGAACGGCCAAAATCCATCTGGTAGTTGCTCTGCACCCGCAGATGTGGGGTGTCCACTTCAATGGCCGCTACCCCTTCGTCCCCGAAAACCACGGCTTCGCCCAAGTAGGCGCTGGTACCCGCGGTGTTGGAGAAGGCCATGGCTCGGTTGATCTCCACCCAGCGGATGCGCTCGGTCATGCCCTGTTCGCCCTTGAACCAGAAGTCCCCTTTCTGAAGGTACAAGTGCGGTAGCTGCCAGTTGCGGTCGTCCTTGAGGCTGCGCATGTTCTTGTTGCAGCTTAAGCCTACATAGTTGTCTCCCTCGTAGCCGGGGACGTGGATGGTGTCGGCCAGGTAGTCCACCAGGATCTTGCAGTGATCGAAGCTGAGGCCCACCGGCGCTACTGCCACCGGCGCCCCGGCCACTCCGAAGGAGCCGCCCGCAATGCTGGTGGGGGTGAAGCAGATTTTGACCGCGGTGCCGTCCTTAAAGGCTTTGGCTGCCTCGGTGTCCAAAGAGGCCGTCATCTGCTTTTTCAGTTCTTTCTGGAGGAAGTTGCTGGGTTTGAACTTGCTCAACTGTTCCGCCAGGTTGCTGTATTCCACACCCTCCCCGAACTCTTCCACCTTGAGAGCCCGGTCCCCCAGACTGAGCTTGCGCACCGGGATTCGGGTGGACTCCGTCAGCTTGGAACTGGTATTCTGAGGCAGCGGGTTGACGTGCATCATGTGCACGTACTCCCCTTTGCCCTTGCCGAACCCAGTGCCGGGGTCCATGGTGAACTGATAAACCTTGCATTCTCCAAAAGCGACGTCCAGAAGCTTGTCGCTGATATAGTGGTTCTTAAAGACCCCAACTGCGGAGTCAAACGTCCAGTTGTGAGGAGCCATTGCTTAACCTCCTTAAAGCCTTCGTTCCTCACGCCACTTCTCTCTGATGTCATTGAGGCGGCGTGGTTTTCCCTCCTCAGAAGAGGGGGGCTGGCGCGGCGTCTTTGCTCCACGCTCCAAGGTTGTCTGTTCCGGTGCGGTTTCCGATCTCGCTGCGGCCCGCCTGGCTTTTTCCGCCTTGGCCTCGGAGATCATGAAGCTCACCTGTTCTTCCAGGGTTACGCCTTCGTGCATGGGAGCGCGGTTTAAAGCATCCCAGAACAGAAACGAGTCGTGGGTCTTCTCCCCCATGTCCAGTCCGGCCTCTCTGGCCATCTTGATAGCCGCCTGGCGGGAGGTTTTTTGTTCATCCTCTTTCTGTCGGCGCTCGTTCTCAACTCGTCGTTCTTCGTCCAGGACCTTCTTGACCGTCTGGGCCACGGTGGTTTCATCAGGGGCGCTCCTGCCTTGCAAGGTCGCCACCTTGGACCACAGCCTGGCACGCTGGGTTGCGTAGTCGTCAGCGTAGGGATCAAGGTTGTCAATCTCGCCCAAGACCTCGGCCACTTGTGCTTCGATCTCTTCCGGCAACGGTGCAGGCGGGGCAGGAGGCTGCTTGCTTCGCAGTTCCTCATTTTCCCGCTCAAGTTCCGCCGCCCGGGTGGTCGCCTCGTGCATCTTGCTCTCGGCTTCTCGGTGGGCCTTTTCGGCTTCCTCCTGGCTCTTGTACTTCGGTTTGAAGCCTTCTTCCCCGCCTTCCTTCGGTTGTTCCGGGATTCCGCCTTCCTCGCCGGGGCCTTCACCGGGGCTTTCGCCAGGAGGCGGCTGGACGTGCTTGCCTTGGGGTTCTTCCTCCTCGTTACTGCCGATGGGACCGGCCAATTCTGCCGGATGACCGGAAAAAACCCGTTGCTGCCTATGCCGCTCCCGAATGGACGCTAAGCTGCCTTCGTCCTCCGAAGTTTTGGCTTCTTCCAATTCGACTGACATACGCGCTCCTTCGGCGGGTATCCTTGCGGGCCGCCTTATGGTTGTTCGCCAGCAGCCGGTATCCCTTCCGGGGCGGCCTGACGTTCGTAGCCTGGTAAAACTCTTTTGAGATGGCGTTCCACCACCAGAGGAGCCATATCAATCTCCATCCCCAGCTTCTTCAAAACGGCCAGGAAACTGGCGTATATCGGGTCCCGCTCCAAGACCAGAGTGGCTTGCCCGATCATCTGCTCTCTTATGGCCTCCACCACCAGTCCCCCGGAGCCTTTGAGTTCGGCTTGCAGAGCCAGGCTCCGGCTCACGGCCTGCTGAAGCCTGGCTTCGATTTCGGCCTTTTTCGTTTCCGGGGTTTCCAGAATGGGATCACCCGTCACAATGTCCGTCTTGATGCCTCCTGGTCCTAAAGGCACATATCCTCCTATGCCGGTGCCACTCCGGCCAAGGCCGCTTCTTCTGCTTGGGCTGCTTGGGCCTGTTGAACGGTATCCTCAGCCTGGGCCTGAAGGCCCATGCGGGCTTTTTGCCATTGTTCAATTGCCGCACCCGTCTGGTCGTCCACCCTGATCCCCTCATCCTTAAGGTTCAGCCGGTTTTCGATGGCCTTAATGGTGGGGAAAGCCCGGAGATAGGGGACAAATTCGGGCTTATCAAATAGGGGCAGGATGACTTCCCGGATGTTCCGAAGCTGCTCCCAATCCTGCATCATGGCGCTGATGCCGCTCACCGTGAACTGGCCTGTGGTCAGGCTCGGCATCTTTAAACCTGTCCGGCTCTGAGGATCGGCATAAAGCAGCGCCGTTTCCGGCCCCACAAAAAGCTCCAGGTCCTTGTAGGGCATATAAACGTCCAGGGTTTCCGCCCCCGCCAGAATAGCCTCCAGGGCTCCCTGCTCGATGTTGAAGCCCATGAGACCGAACACCGTCATGCTCTGGTCCAGGTTTTGGGCGGATTCCCGGGCCGTCACTTCGGCCCGGTATCCCGGCAGCCCCCGCACTACGCTGGGGACCAGCACGCCATCTTCATAAGACATCTTGCAGAAATTGAGGTTGGCCAGTACGTCGGTGGTGGTGGACCGGCTGTGAATCTCCCGGTAAGCCTGCTGGCCGCTCAGGGTCCCATAAGTCAGGCATTGCTTGCCGGGGTACCAATCCAAGTCGTCCTTATCCACCAGGGAGGAAACATCGATCTCGATGGGCGGGTTGACCAGCCAGTTGAGATAGTCGGCGTGGAGCGACAGCAGGCTGCACATGAATTCCCACAAGGTCTTGATGCCCTGAAGCAGGCCCCTGCCATCAAAGCGAAGGGGGTGGGGAATGACACTGAAAGCCGTGCCCGGCCACCTGAGGGTGGGGTAAGGATTGACCTCCGGGAGTTTGATCACCCGGCCCCCTGCCGTAGTATAGGAGGCGTTGGGGAGCAGGAGTTCGCCCCGGGAGTCCAGGACCGTACCCCAGAATTCCGAAGTTAAAATCAGGGTGCGAAATTTCGACCGGTGGTGGATCTGCTTGCGCCGGGACGACACTGCCTCCTTGGTCATTCGCTTGTCGTCCGCGCTGCCTTCCTCGGTCCCGGGTTTAAAGTCGCCGGTGTTGGTGTAGCGCCCTTCTTTCTGGAACTTTTTGAGTTGCCAGTAGTCCAGGTATTCCGAGTGAATCCAATAAAGCCCCGATTGCGGCTCCCGGGAGACCGCGTCCGGGTCCCGGTAAATCTTCCAGGGTTCGATGAGCAGATATTTGAGGCCCCGGCCCTTGCGGTATACCGGGATCATCTCCATGCTGGTGCCCACCGCGCAGGACATGCCGCAGGCGTCGGAGAATTGCAGAGGGAAGTTTGAAAAAGTCCGGGACAACTGGATGGTCATCAACTTTTTGCGGAAATCGGCCGCTTCCTGGTTCCGCTCGTTTTCAATGCTCAAAAACTGCACATCAAAGGCCTTGCGGATCAGGGCCATGGCGAATAGCACCGACGCATGGGGCATAGGCAGAACCACCCGGGATTGCCACGCTTCCTTGGCGGCATAGTTGGGAGGCTCTTCCTCATTCCACAGGCGCCAGCATTCGTCCTGGACTTTTCTGACCTCTTCGTTGGCGTTCATGGAAACCTGGACGCAATCCTCCAGGTATTCCA